CGAATGGTCTTTTCTCCAGGCGGCATATAATGGGGCAAAGGATCTGGTTGCCTATGGTGCCATAATACGCCATGAGAGGGAAAGTCAAGTGAACTACGATAGGCGTATTGATGAGGCTTACGGATTTTCTTACTCAAAGTCAGTAGTAGAGTTATTTAATTTCTATCTGTTCAAAGAAGCTGTCCAACGTGACCTTGGCAAGTTGGCAAAGGATAAGTCCTGGGAGCTATTTACGAAGGATTGCAATTTGGAATCAGATGACTTCGATGAGTTTCTTCTTAGATCAGGTAAATCCGCTTCAATACAAGGTCAGTGTGGAATACTTGTGGACAAACCGAATACAACTGCTGTCCAAGTAAAGTCAGATGAGATATCGAAGAGAGCGTATCCATACGTATCCTTGTATAAGTCACTTGCGATCTTAGATTGGGAGTATGAGAGGGATGAATTCAACCGTCCTAGATTAACTTATCTAAAGTTAAAGGATGACGACGATCTATACAGACTTTGGTATCTAGACAGGTGGGAGATATGGAAAGAACCGGAAACCGAAGAGTCGAAGTCTACGAAGGTTGCCGGAACAAAAGGAGAAACGCAAGCGGAGAAGATTGCGGAAGGTCCTAATCCTCTTGGAGAGATTCCTTGGGTCTGGTTATACAATAGTAAAACTAGTATAAGAGGACTCGGTATTTCCGATATTTCTGATGTAGCTAGGATTGATGCTTCGATAATGCGTAACCTGTCGGAGATTGAGGAGGTAATAACCTACGGGGCCTTTCCTATGATGAGGAAGCCTAAACCGGAGGCAGGTCAAAGCGGACTTGACAACGATGAAGTGGGAATTTCTTCTATCCTGGAGTTCGATCCAGAGCATCCCGACTCTAAACCGGATTGGTTAGAAGCAAAAGTAGCAGAGCCTATAGATGCAATCTTAAAAGTAATAGAAAAGAAGATTGAGGAGATATACAGAACTGCTAATGCGGGTGGTATGGCTGCAATGGAAGTTCAAACCAATCCTAAATCAGGTACTGCTTTAAAAGCGGAGTTTCAGCTACTCAATGCAAAACTGGTGTCAAAGGGCATACTGTTGGAGAAAGCTGAACTGGAGATAATCCGTTTTTGGTTGATGTGGCAGAATCAGTCCGAGTGGTATGAGGACGTAGTAGTAGAAAGAGCAGAAACGTACGAAGTTGAAAATCTAGCACAGAACCTGGAGAACCTGTTGACCTCAACTGCAATAGTAACCTTTAGCGACACGTTTAACAAAAAGGTACAAAAGAAGGCAGCAAGGCTAGTGTTATCTGGTGAGACTGACGACGAGATGAGTATTATAGACAAGGAAATAGACGATTACGAGCCTCCCGAGTTCGACTTTGATATGGGAGGTGAAGGCGGAGACTTCGGCGTAGGAGGAGAGGAGGAACAGGGAGCACAGGGAGGACAGGCTCAGCAACCACAATCTATACCTGGAAAAGAAGAATAATTTATTCCATTAATATCTTATGTAAGTTTGTAGTAACACAAGAAAAAATAGCTAAAATGTTGCTAAAAAGACTTGTTGATTATTTTTGAAAATACACTAAGCCAATTAAAGTAGATGCCTGATACCAACGACATAAAGAAGGCGGCAGTAAGAACGGACAAGTTCTTAGAGAGGAATGTCCTATACCATAAGCGTAGGTTGACGTCTGCAATTGAGGAGTTAGAGCGTAGTATAATTAACATGGTTTCTGAGTTTAAAACCAGCGATGGTACGCTAATGGGACCAAAGGTTAACTTTAAGTTAGCTCAAAAAACGCATGCCCAATTGTCCTCTCTTTTTAAGGAGACATATGGAGTTGAATCAAGGGAGGTTGTAAAAGGCTTCAATCAGTCCCTTAAATATATTAAGAAGGACTTTAAAAGTCTCGACGTGGTAATGGATTATACGTCTGTTGATAAGGATATGGTAAAAACTTTAAAAACAAATGCGTTGAATAACTTTGCTCAATTTGGAGATACTGCCCGAGATCAGGTTGCTGACGTTATGTATACTTCAGTACTTGGAAAGACGTCCTACGCAGTAATGGTAGGACAAATATCTGGTATCCTCACAGGACACTTGGATAAAAGGGGAAGATCCATGTCGCAGTATGCCGACCTTTACGCGCATGATGCCATTATGGATTTCCACAACTCAGTACACTTAAAGAAAGCAGAGGACCTTGGGTTCAAGTACTTCCTGTACTATGGGAACGCTATGATCAATACTAGAGACTTTTGTAGGAGAAGAATTGGAAAGGTTTTCTCGAAAGAGGAAATTGAGAGTTGGGACTTTCCTTGGAATGGCAAGTCAGGACCTGCGATGACAAACAGAGGCGGTTATAATTGCAGACATCACTGGAGACCTGTAAGAAAGAATTGGGTGGATGAAGATAAGCTAAAAGCGGACTTGGAGGAAGAAGCTGTCAAGTCTAAGAAAGGTGACGTACCGCTTATGACGTCCGCCGACAAATTAACTCCGTGTGTAATGGCGAGAGGATAAATGGCAAAAGTCGTCAAACCTAGCTCATGTGTGGACTATGTAAGGAACGCTAAGAACGAGTGGATCCTTAAAGGACAAAAAGTTTCTGGCGACATAGCGAAGAAGTTAGATAATCTTCGTATACCTCCAGCATGGCAAAACGTAGTAGTGGCGACCAATCCCAAAGCAAAAGTGGTCGCTATCGGGCAGGATGTTGCCGGGAGGTGGCAGTATAAATATTCGGCGGAGCATATAGCGGCAAGCGCTAAAAAGAAGTTTATCCGCGTCAAGAGTTTCAGTCGAGACATAACCGGTATCCGTAAGCACATGGATCAGGGCGTTAACTTGGGAGACCCAAGGGCGCTGTTATTGCGGTTGGAAGATAAAACTGCAATGCGAGTGGGTTCGATGAGGGATGTTAAGGCCAAGAAGAAAGCGTACGGTTTAACTACTCTTAAAAACGAACATGTGGCAGTCAAGGGTAATAAAATAACTTTAGATTTTGTAGCTAAGAAAGGAGTACCAGCACACTACGAGATCACGGACGATGTGTTGGCAGAATTTCTAAGGGAGAGAAAAGGTAAAACTAAAGTAGGTGAGTATTTATTTCCTGACGTGAGCGGTAAGAAAATGAACGACTATATACGGGAGATATCAGGTAAGTCCTATACTATCAAGGACTACCGTACATTTCACGGTACTAGTATAGCCTTTAATGAGCTAAGACCATACTCAGGTAAGGTGTTAAGTGCGATAGATAAAAAGAAATTAATAACCGAAGTGTCCACTACAGTGAGTGAGTTCTTACACAACACTCCGTTTATGGCACGAGGATCTTACATAGATCCTATGGTTTGGGAAATAATAGGAGGACTGTAATGGCACCAGAATACGGTATTGACAAAGATCTAGAAGATGACTACAGTAATTGGATGGAGTCAATAACGTTTGTGGATAAGAATTTTAACCCTCTTCCTGAAAAGTTAGAGAAGGACGGGTCTGACGACCCTGAGGAAGACCGACAATAATAACCCTTAACAGATTGCTCCAGTAGGAGCGCGGAATTTAGGTCTGGATAGACCGACGAAAGGAGGCGGAAGCCATGGAATTGAGTTTGAAATTAGATGCTGATGGTCATGTAGTATTGGACGAAGGTAAACCTGTATACGTCAATCCTGACGGTAAGGACATAGCTATCGACGCTACTGCTCTATACGTAAAGATCTCTGAGCTCGGTACAGAAGCAAAAACGCACCGTACCGGTAAAGCAGCCCTAAAAGCAGATCTAGAAAAGATTACTGGACTGTTTGAAGGTATTGAGGACTTGGAGGAGTGGAAGAATTTGGCAGTCAAGAACGCTGAATTGGTAGCTAACTTTAACGACAAGGATTTAGTAGACGCGAAAAAGGTTGAGCAAATAAAGAGGACTCAGAATGAAGCACATGAGATTGAGAAAGCTAACATATTGAAGTCTTTCTCTATAAAGGAGTCTGAGTTCCAAGACATCATTAACGGGAAAGACGGTACCATATACAACCTTATGGTGTCCTCCCGATTCGCTCAATCACCGTTCTTTACAGGTCCCGAGCCCAAATCT